TGCTGTGGATAGATCTTGCTGTCCTGATACTTGAAAAAACTCATCCCTAATCTGTGTGATGTTTTGGTATACATCTGCACCCATTGATGGGGGTTGTGTTAAATGTGGAGGCTGTGTGCCTTGATGATAATAGAGGACTTGCCCCATTGTATCGTCTGGTTCCTCGTCCATACTAAAATCTTCTATAATCCACTTTGGAGATGCTACAAGGTCTTTGTTTTGAATAATCTGACTTCTTGCTCTGTTGTATTCCTTTTGAATCGGAATTAAATCCTCAATGATTGATGCACCTTGGACACTGCCTGGAATACTAATATTTGAAAACGGAAAGAAAGGTAAACGCCTTTTAGTCTTATCTAATTCGCCAAAGCCTATATCATCGATGTCTTGTATAACCTTACCTTCAACTTTTGTAACTCTACGCCCAAGTGGATAATCAAGATCTGGCATATACCACATTTCTAGAACCTTAACGCTATTTTTAACAGGTTTATATGCTGCATCAGAGAAGTTGTTATTAAGACTTTTTAATTGTGTTTCAAAGTTATTAGAATCAATCAAATTGTCTTCTGGTTCAACAATTTCACCATAAACAAGTTTAACGTAATCAACTGTTCTGATGCGTTCCTTGGCAAACCACATAACATCTTTCCAACGCTTTGCTGATTGGTCATACTTGGCCTCAAATGCATTAATGATGTCATAATCAACATCACCCTGATGGAGGTCAGATAAACCCTTTGTACCCTTTTCAACTAAGTCACCCTTAGATGGATTCCAAAAAGGTTGTATAAAACAAACATCTGTGGTTAATCCCCACATAAGTAAATCAGCATCCGCTTCTTGTAAGTCAAGTTCTGCTTCTAACCACTCAACGACCTTTTCGCCCTTCTCCGCTGCAAGTTTATCTTCTTCACTATTACTTGCAGGAACAACCAACATTATAGGATTGTTCTTTGTCAACTTAGCAAACTCAACGCGAACCATTTTCCTAATCCAATTTGCGGTATAGCGAATCTCATTTACTTTAGTGCGTGGAAGCTCAACAAGCCTTTTATCAGATTTGTTGTAACCAATCCATTGTTTCCCGTTATAAAAAGCAAGATTTATATAATTTTGCATATTTCTAGTATTATTATCACAAGTAGCAATCAAGTCCTTAATTTCATCAAGAAGTTTATTATCTTCTTGTTTTAGTTTGGCTTGTTTTAGTTTTTCTGCTATTGACTTTATTGGATTTTGCAATTGGTTTCACTTCCTTTTTTGGTTCTGGAATAGGTTCTGGCTCAATTAATCCTGTTGATGGTATTTCTGTCATAGGTACTAAACTAAATAAACGCATGACTTCGCTTCTTAGCGTTTCATTTTCCTCTATAAGCCTTTCACACTCAAGGCAAGGTATAGGTTCAACTTCTTGTGTAAACCCATCTATTTCAAGTTCTTGTGCGGTCACGGGCAAGTAGTGAATGTTTAACTTGATTTTAATCTTTTCAATTGCTTCTTCTTCATTGTCTGCTGCAACTACTCCAACCCACTTACCGTATCCTGCTGAATATAGTTTCATATCTCGCCACCGCTTAGGTCTGGAACAACTGGGTCTGATATTACTGGCGTTTCAATAATCGGTCCTGGTTCAATAACTGAATTTGTTTCCAACATAAATGTTAACCTTGTTATTTCTTCACTTAGCAATTTATTTTCTTGGTCTACTCTTGAAAACTCATCATTTAATTGTGATATGACGATGTCTTTCATTGCACATTCAGGACATGAAGCCAAGTTATCAACAGGTACATCTAAAACTTCCTCTGCTATTACATCTAAATAGCCAATATTAAGCTTAATCCTTAACTTATTGACCGCTTCTTGCTCTGTTTCTGCTGATACAACCCCAATATTAGTTTTGTAACCACCTAAATAAATTTTCATAATGTTACTCCTTTCTATCGCTCGCAAAATACTGACATATTCCTTTTTCAAACACTCCGCATTGTTCCATCGTACACTCTGCAGGAATAAACTCTATTTGAGTTACTGTTGTCTGCTTATCTGATGTTGAATCGTTAACAACTACCGTTGTTTGCTTTTCCATCTTGTTCTTATATGGACAGGTCATATCTCAATTACCTCCGATTCCTTATTTACTTTTTCTTTTGGCTTTCTCTCACAAACTGTTTTGTATTCAAGTAACGACTTACTCTGAATCCTGTCCAATAGCTTTTGACGCTCTTTGCTGCATTGATAAATGCAAAACCCATTTAGTATTACTAACAAAATACAAATAATTAATAACTCCATCACAACATATCCCTCCTCTTATTCTTTTTTAGCAAGTTTTCTAAGTAGTCCTCTGCTTGTCTTTCAATCGTTCCCTCTGGGTGAATCTTGTCTGGTTTCTTGCGGTCTTTGGTGTGATATATAAGCCTGTTAAGTGCCTGCGACATACCATCTGTATCATCATCATGTGAACCATTTGGAAACGCTACAAGCTCTTCAATAAACTCGTTTATCCATTCGCATTCCTCTGGAGTTGGAACAAACACATTACCACTTTCATAAGCTGGTAGAACTGCATTTACTCGTGTAATCTTCCCTCCAATAGGAAGAACCGCGATCATTCCCGGTATTTTGTTCCTTAACATTCGAATTACTGCTGAACCGTTTGCTTTATCTTCGATCAACTTTGCCAAAGCCTTTGGCCATTTTTTCGACATTGCTTCGATTGCTTCCATTGTGGCCACTATGTCCATTCTCTTTTTAACTCTATCAAGCAAATAGTAATCTGCTATGCGTCTGCCCCATACTTGACCTGCTACATAATCTGTGCCGTCTGAATCCTTAAACGTGCAATCCCATGATTGAATGATCTCGTCAAACCACATGAGTTTACCGTCCTTATATATATCCGCATTACTGTAATACTTAAAATAATTCCTCTTGATCATGTTTCCTGCCAAAGCTGTAGGTCTACATTGATATAGTGCCAACCATGCCCTGTTGCCCTCGGCTGTCTGGTATGAGGTCTTAAACTCTGCTAACCAAATATTGTCCTTGCCTATCTCAGGAAATAAAGCCTCGCCAACTTTCCTGCCTAAGATGTCGTTTTCCTCGGCTTCACATGGAAGCGAAACTAACCTAATCTTTCTTTGCTCGTTTTTGAGTAAGTACCCTGCGAGGTCTTCCTCGTGCCATCTAGTCTGTATCAAAATAACCTTGCCGTCAGCTGAAAGCCTTGTATTTAGACTGTTAAGCCACTCATCTACAAGTCTATTTCGGTATGTTTCACTGTCTGCTTCTTGCCTATTTTTGATTGGGTCATCTATAATTATTAAATCAGCAGACTGTCCAGTGATACCGGACATAACGCCTCTTGAAATCATTCCTCCAACATTATTTGATAAGTCAAATTCCGATGCCGATGAAGTTTTTTTGCTAAGCTCAATGTCAAATATTTGTTTACCAAACTGCTCAATCTTTTCCTTATTACGTCTACCAAACTTTTGAGCTAAATCATCACCATAACTGGCTTCTATTACTCGCTTGGTTGGATTCTTGCCTAAATACCAACTCGGTAGCGTTTCGGTAACTGCTGTCGATTTTCCGTGCTGCGGTGGCACCTGCAATATTAGAATTCGTTCATCTGGATCCTCCAAAAAATCTTGAACTTGATTGCAAATAAAAACAGATACTTTGGAGGGGATCCATCTACCCTGGTGAACATACTTAACGTAATACCAGTAATCCTTCTTACACTTGTCTGCTGCCCATTTTAGTGCAATCGGAAAAGCTAGTTTTTCATTAGGAGTTAACAATCTAACTCACCACCGCTAAGACATCGCATTGTTTGATAACTACCAATTGAATACCATCTTGTAAAGTTACTACACCGCCATACTGGTTGATTAAGACTTTGTCTGATACTTGTACGTCTTTGATGTCTTTCCCCACAGCTATAACCTCAGCAAGGTTTGTTTTGTCTTTGCTGCCAGTCAAGATTATCCCACCAGGTGTTGTCTTATTTTCTTCAATCATTTTAATAATCAAGCGGTCTTTCATTGGCTCTAACATAATAACGCTCCTTTTTAACTGTTTTGCTACTTTAGTATCTATTTGTTTGTCTTGGTACGGTGTTTGTACATTACTTTAGTTGTGATTTGCTATTTTTCAAAGTCTAATTAAACAAAATAAACATTTGGGTTAATCAGAACACGAAAAAACCCTTGAAACCGTTACAGCTCTAAGAGTTTTTGTTCTTTTAGCATTTCTTGTATCAGGTCTCGCTGCTGTTCTTCATTCAAATTACTGTTAATGAATCCAGAATGTTCTATTTTTTCGGTG